ACTAGCATTTAATATGTGTTTTGTTGCAATATTAGAAGCATTAGCAGCCATTTTCTGTAAACCAACTAAAGCATCTTTATCCGGCAATGTGCCATCCCTAGCTTCATTTAATCCTGTTACATCTCTTATCATTTGTAAATAATATTGATAAGTAGAAATTAAAGATTGTATTTTTGCATTAGATGCTGAGGTTTGTAATTCTTGTATAGGTACTTTACCTCTATTGGGATCACCATCTTGAGTTAATGATCTCCCAACTATACTACCAGTTTGGAAATACATATTTAATGCTTCTTGTGGATTGTAATTTGTACCGTTACCTAAATCCACCTCGGAAAGACCGTCAACATCTACAAATACCCCATCTGGTACCATTCTTTGTATTACTTGTTGTAATTTTAATGAAGTTAATTGTATTAAATCAGCAAAACTAGTCATTCGACTAACTAAAGATTCTATACGACCTTGATATAAACTTGGTGCACAAATTACATAATTCATCTTTACTTTAGTTAAATCACTTTTAGGACGAGTCATGTTTTCTGCTAACTTCCATTCTAACATTTGAGGAACACCCATTACTTTTGCTCCACTAAATAAAACTTCTATACTTCTAGATACTCTATCAAAATTATCACTCTCTGGTGGGTTAAATGTATCTGGTTTTTGTAATATTTTTTCTAATCCATTATCAGTTTTTTTAATTTTAAAAACTTGATCAATAAAAGTTTTATATTCAAAAAATAATATTTGAACTAAATCTTTATCATAATTAGGATTAGCTATATAACCATCACGACCTGGATATCTAACCATTGTTTCTAATTCTGCATCAGTTAAATAAGGCCATTTCTTTTTTATTTCTGCTAAAGTCATAGATTTTATTTCTCCTACATACCAAATATCCTCAAAATTAGGATCATTAGTATAAGAATAAACTAAATTAGCAGGATCAACATACTCTACTACTACTCCTTCAGATTTATTAAATGCAGTTTTAACAGCTCCAATTCCTATAGTAACAATATCATCAATTATTCTTCTTTTTGTTAAATGATATTTATTGAAAGCTAAAATATTATTCATAGCTTCTTCTTCAGCTATTTCAACAGATTGTTTATAATCTAATTGCATATACAATTCTAATTCTTCTGTATTAGCAGGTAATTCATCAAATTCTTTATTGCTTAATGACATATTTATTCCTAACTCTTGTTGGAATTGTTGTAAATATTCTTTGTTAAGCATATCTCCCATTAAAGCATTTGCAAAATCAGTTCTAGTTTTTACAGAAACAGGATCTTGAGCATAAGCGTTAATATCATATTCCTTTTCAGCTATTCCATTTACTACTATGTCTACAAATTTAGGTATAATTGGAACTGGTTTCCAATCTAAATTTAAATAAGACAAATCACCATTAATAGATAATTCGTCTTTATATTTTTGTATATTTTGTTCTCCTCGTGCATATAATCTTAAGTTATGAAAATTTTGATAACCAATATTCCATCTACTTCCATTTACTCTACCTCCTCTAAACCATTCGTATTCAATTGCTTGCCCAACTAACAAACCATATTCTAAACTTTTCTTTTCCTCTTCAGATACCATCTGACTTGGAAACGCACTATTAATACCAGTGTTTAATTTCATCTATTAATTATTTTTGATTCATTACCTTTATTGTCATATTTAGCAAAATGTAAATTGAGTGGTTCTCTTGAAACCTCGGCAATGGGTCTGTATTTATTTTTATTACACGCCATGATTGCTAATCCAGAACTAATAGAAGCATCATGTTTTGTTCTGTTATTTATATCAAAAGCTGACCAATCCTCTAATGTTTTTTGAAAATACATTGTCCCATATTGTTCGTTATTGTAACCTACAAAACTTTCAATATAAGCTTCGATTGCAGCCGCGTGTGCTTGTTTAACATCTTCACTTGAATTGGGTATACCACCTATTTCTTTTTCAGCGATAGATAATTTATATAAGGTTTTATCTGGTCTGTTCATAGAATAAGCTCTATAACCCCTTCTTTTTAAATAATATAATAATCTTGGTTTATTATTTTCTGCTAAAATTGGCATACCATAAAAATGTAAAGCCATTAAAACATCTTCAAAAAATATTTCTGCAGTTTGAGGTCTAGAAATATATTCTAAAAAGAATAAATTAGGTGGAGCATCATCCATACTAAATTTTGTTAATCCATGTAATGCTCCTTTTGATCCTCTACCATCTACAGTTCCTGAAATATCATATGAGTCACAACCAAAAGCTCCCATATGTTCGTTTCCCGGATATTTTCTACCATTTTTTATTAATACTCTATTTTGTTGATGTGGATGTGGAACCCAAGATACTAAAAATCTACCTTGTTTACTTGGCATAAACATAACACTTGTATCTTTAATCCCATCTTCCCATTGAAAATTACCCTGAGTTAATACTCCTGAATATTTTAAATCTTCATTATAATCTATTTGTTCGTAAATCTTAGTTAGATTAAATAAAGATTGTTTAGTTTCATCTCTGAAAGCGTGTTTTTCAGTACGTGGAAATTGTCTATATAATTCGTTTAATGCGTCAGGATCATCTTTTAAACCTTCTACTTCATTCTCCCAATGTTGTATGACCCCAATCTCAATCTCTTGGCCATCGATTCCTTTAACTGGGGATTGTGGAGTGTCGAAGACAGGGTATCCATAAGTATCGATGTATCCCTCGTAATTCCATTCCATAGGAATGAACAAGCTATATAATCCTGAGCTAGTCTGTCCATTGCGGTTTCTTTTAATAACATCTGAGTCATCATATAATTTTTTAAAGTTTCTACCTCCTTTATCTAAAGCATTTGAGGTACTACCCATCATACATTTACCAATTACTCTACTTCCTAATCTTAACGTTGTTTTCGTAACCCTCCAGTTGTTGAGGATGTTTTCCGGTTTTTCCCATTTCCCTGCTTCATCATGTACCAGTAACGCAAGTTTTTCTCCATCATAGGAGTTATCTCCCGTGTTTTTCCAATCAATTGTAGTATCGAGTCCAACGATTTCTTCGAGTTTTTCATTCGTATCAAGTTTTTTACGAGTGAATCTCGACGCTGGAACTCTGTAGGCCAACTCTGTTTTTGGGCGATCCATCCCATCTTGTATCGGTTTAAAGAAAAACGGGTAGTTGACCGAGATCGGTACGATCTTGTCGGTAAACATTTTTTTCGCATCTGCCCCTGACTTTGATAAGACACCGAATCTAGCATCGCTTGATATTGTGGCCATGTTAACTGTTTCGCCTGAAGCCATAAAAGAGAATCCTGAACGTCTGTTTTTGAGGTAACACATACCATACGACCTTTTATCTGCTTTACACGCTTCCCAGAATATGAAGAATAATCTGTTCGCTTCTCTGAAGTCCGCTTGTCCCACGTCGATTTTTGACCACTGCAGATACATGTAGTGAGTACCAGTAATATAGGTAGGAACACCTTTGTTATAAAACCAGAAACCTTCGTCTCTTCTTTTAAATTCTTCATCAATATAATTATGTAATTTATTTTTGAATGTTTCAGGATAAGTTTTCCAATCAAATATAGTTTTGATATTTTTTAATTCTTTCCTTTTTTCAAATACTTCCCAATATTGTTCTAATTTCTTATTAGATCTTTTATAAGGGTTATCTTCTAATGGTAATGCAATAAGTAAGTTTTGAATTTCATAAATCTCACCTATTTGTCCAGTTCGACTAATTACTATTAGATCATATTCTTTATTATAACCATACTTCCATTTTTTAGACTTATTAAGTCTTTTAATGACGTGTGGTTTAACAGGTTCTACTACTTTATATAACGTTTGTTTATACATTATTTAGATCGTCTTTCTGCGAATCCACTGAAAGTAGTTTCTTTTTTTTCTGTAGGTTTATCTTCTAAGATATTGCTTTCTTCTTGAATTCGATTTAAAATTTCAAAAGCATCAAAGATAGCAAGTTTTTTTGTAGCTGCTGCATTTTTTAATCTATCAGCTGATATATCATCATCTGAATCAACAATAGCTTCTTTAGCTACTTTAATTAATTCCTCAACTGCTTTGTGCCCAGCTTGGATTATATTCAACTTCGTTTCCTTGACGTTCATATTTAATTACAATATCATTAGATTTCATACAATAAAGTCGTTTACCATCTACGATAAACTCAAATTCACCAAAAGGTTTATAACCAATAACGTCTCCCTCGGTGATTTCTAGCGCTTCTAATGCACTATTTCCATATTTCAATACTCCAATAAGGCTTTGTTCTAACCAATTGTGTATTTCAACTTCATCTTTAAGTGGTGCAATAAAACATCTATCCCCAAAAGACTTCCATTTGTCTTTTCTTTTATAAAGATATACTTGATCAGGTTGAACAAAGTATAAATTATCTTTAAAATAAGATTTACTGTTTTTTTCTTCACCTCTTATATTATACCATCTTCTAAAAACATTATGATGTATCATAATTAAATCTCCTTTTTTAATTGGAGTTTTAGAAGAAAGTGGTACTTCTATAACTTTTGCTATATTATTAACTGATTTAAAAGTTTCTACTTGAGTATTAATTATAAGGCTTTTGTCACCTACTTCAACTTTATTATTATATCGCTGACCATAAGGTTCAACGATAAAATCAAATAAACTTTTCATTAATATTCTAAATCATATTCGACGGATATTGCCATGTTAGAATTAAACTTTTTCCATGGCAATACCTCATCATTTTTTTTGATAAAGATGTTATAAGAATTGTCTTTAGAATCAGAAAGTATATGAGAGATTATATGACCACCATATACTGACTGCCCTATTGAATAGTGCATTGCATCAGTTTTGTAGTCAGAACCAATACTTATCTTTCTAATTTTAGATGACATTATTTCTTATCTTCTTCTTCTTTTTCAATTGGAGTAAAAGATCCGTCTTCTAAATTAATATTGATAGATCCATACTCTTTTTCAAGTTCCTTTTTGAATTCTTCAGTTTCCTTATTAATTTCATGGAACTTTGCCAATACCGCGGTTTTTTGGGCTTCAAGAAATCCTGTTTCATTTAAAAGTTTATTTAACTCTTTTTGAAAATCTTGGATTTTCTTTAATTGGTCTTCGGTAATCATTTGTTTTGCTTCTTCACTCATTTTGATTAAATTTAATTTATTGATTTTAGTTATTAAGTATTAATATAGTTACAGGTTTTATTTATTTTTTAAATAAACTTGTAGCTTTTTCTGTTGTTCGACCGCCGAAATAAGCTAAAACAACAGACATCATCACTTTTTCGAAAGTGTCATTCCAAGTTTCACCTATGTGAAATGGTATTGATTCTATACTGTCCAGTAAACCAGCTAACGAGAATATAACAATACACCACACTAAAACTAATGGGCGTACGTTTTTTGAAAGCCAAGAATCGGATAAACTATCCGCTTGCCATCTTGAAGTCACAGCTTCCATTTCTTTATTTTGTTGGTCGAATATAAGTTGTTGTAATTTTATTTTGTCTTCACTGCTTACATCAGATTTCCCAATAGCTGCTATAGCTTCAGCAGGTGATGTTACTCCTTTAATTATACCTCCAAGTGTGGGGTTTACTAATGAAGCCGCACCGAATAAAAGTTTACCTACAGTAGTTTCTGCAAATTTTTTCTTAGGTTTTGACATAATTATTCATTTGCGTGAGCTGGTTTTTCCCACGGTAAAGTTTCATCTGCTTCGTCAATTTTTGATCGAAGATATTTTTTTCCTTTCCAATAAAAGGCTTCATCATCATAATCTAATTCTCCATTACGAAATTGAATAGCATGAGTTAATTCATGATTATAAACTTCTTCAATTTGTTTTGGATCAGTCATATCTTTATTCAATAAAATATTTCCTCTTTTATCTGCTCTACCTAATATACCTTCTTCTAAAGGAATATTTACTACAGGTGTAGGAAATTTGTCAAAAGGTGGAGTTAGTTTAAAGCTCATTTTTTTGGAAACATTTGATTTAATGAATTTTTTCGTTGTTCACAGCCACAGGGTATATTTAAACCCTGTGAAACTGTGTCAACTAGTTTTTTGATACCTGTTGATTTGGTGATTTTTTCAATATCATCACCTAAACCTCTAGATTTCATAATCTTAATTATCTGCCCAAGCAGTAAATTGAACAAACGTTAAAGCTTGTCCTGTACCACTAACAGTCGCAGGAATACCTCCAACTAATGATACCCCACCTGATGGTTTTGCAGCCCATGCATCCATAAATGCATCGACAACGCTATAACCAGTAGCAGCCCTACCATGAGTGAATGTAATTACATCAGAAGCAGCAACTCCAGTATCTACGATAATAG